ATCGAGATGGAAATTTACAATACATACAAAACTCTAAACGTGGTGGAAACCAATGAACTCAACTACCCTTATTTTGGACAACCGCCTATTGGTTATGGTACTGTCTCACGTTATGTTTTCCAAAGTTGTTCTCGCAGTGTTCAATACAGCAATGGAACGGAACAAAGCTGTCCATTTCAGTCATTTCCTGAATCTGGTGTCACAGGACATTACAATCCGGCTGCTGCCAGAGCCTTCGCAGAAAGCTTTTTCCTAAAGTTCAAAGAAGAAATCACAAAAGCTGTTTTCTTAGCACAGCATTGGCTGGAGATAGCTAATTATTCCCAGTTAAAGGAGGGAAGACAGACATGGGATTGGATTGGAAGATCAAACAAGAAAGCAGCGATGACCCTATTGGAAACAGTGGAGGTTCTCCAACTCAACCTTAAAAGGGAGATTCCAGACTCTTTGATCCACTATATAAACGGCATTGAAGAACTCCTTGATAAGGATTTTGTCATTTGTCCGGAAGGTTACCACTACATGGATGAGAGAGTTGAAAGAGGAAAGAAAGTTACTTTTGGGAGGCCTTCCGGGACCAATATGATGCCTCAGGGAGAGTTCCGTAGAAGGTTTTTCGAATTGAACACAATGATAAAACACAAAGAGAGAGGAAAGTTGGTTCGTCGCTGCATTGCTACCCCTTCAATGTTAGCCAGAGGACATCTGTTAGTTTTGGAAACATTAAGTAAATTCATATGCTCTGAACTCCCAAACACGGGTATTCCAGTTGGCGGCAATGAGAAGAAGAACAGGTTGTACAGAATTCTCTACAATCCTGAGTTCGACGTATTCAACTATACAGGTGAAGTGACAGGGGACAACACCAAATGGAATGAGTGTTTGTCTTCTGATTGTATGTGGATAATAATGGAAACCTTCCTTGAGATGGCTGGAGCAAAAGATTTTTATATGGACATTATTTACAACAGTTTAAAATTCTTCCAACGGAAAAGAGTCATCTATGGCAATGGGATACATCTGGTGAACAAGTCTGGGCATTCAATTTGGCAATCTCTTCCAAATTTGATTCTCAGGAAAGAGGATTTCAAGGAAAGTGATTCAGAGCTATATGATATGCTACAGCAACTGGAGAAAATTCCTAACACTCACGAAGCCATTGACCTGAAGTATGGAATGTTGATGGGTATGTTAAATTTCACAAGTACTTTGGTGGCTTTGGTGGCTTTGGAGCATGAGAACAGAACAGCCCCAAAGTCTAAGAATCGAGTGTATCCAATGGAGTCATCTGATGACTTTATACTCATTGTAACAAGTGACACATTGAACGGCTTGTTAAAGTTTACTGAAAGAGCTCGTTGTAGATGTCGTTTGGTGGGAGTCAATTGGTCACCTGATAAGACATTTCTTGTGCAACCCCATGGGATAGGAGAATTCACTTCCTATTATCATGATGGTCCTTTTGTTGGCAATATCGGAGTTGAGTTACCTGGTATTTGCGCACAGGGACAAAATGCAGCAATTGATATGACAGTTGGATGTAAGTTCATACAGACATCAATGCAAAACGGGGCTCTGTTGGTAGGAGGTGCATATTCGGCATTGTATGTGCTTATTCGAAATTATCGATATGCTTATAACTGCCCCCAGTACGGAGAAGCTGTTGGACTACGACACAAGTATCTGATGAATTTATTTCCTGAGGGAGAAGGTCCTGACTTAACCTATTTTGGTCGGGAAAGTGCTTTGACTCCTTCTACTTGTCACTTGAATGAAATGGTTTATCAATGGAAAGAGG